AACACTTATAAGAACATCGTAATTACGCCAAACAGAAGTTCAAATACTGCTGATCCAAAAGTAGTATATTCTGGCGGTAACACTACGGCCAATACAGATATAACTCTTAATGTTTATCCTGATTCCAATGGAACTCTTTCTTGGGATGGTTCAGCAGGTCAACTTTTCTCTATCACCAACGATCTTTCCAATAACCTTTTTGGTGTTAATGACGTTTCTGGTATTCCATATATTGAGGTATATGCAAATGGTCTTGTTTCTGTTGCCCCTTTAGGTGGTAATGTTGTTATTGGTAATACTGCTGAATTTATATTATCTCCTGGTACTGGTCTACATGCTAATGGCTCATTTGGAACTGCTGGTCAAGCACTAACCACTAATGGTTCTGCTGTTTATTGGTCTACGATTTCTGGTGTTAACACAGCCGCTCAATACACATGGACTAATACACACACATTTCAGAATACCATAACTTTTTCTGGTCTAGTTAATGCTTCTTCTCTTAATGTTATAAACCAGACTAATACTGCGACACTGTTTGTTACTACATCAGCTAATCTAGCATCTTCTAATGTGATAGCGAATACTTCTGGTGTATTTGTCGCTAACTCTACTGGTGTTGTTAATGCTGCTGTTCACTCTGTCGGAACTAGCACTATAGCTAACTCTACTGGTGTTTATACTGGTGTAGTTAATGGTTCTTCTCATACAGTTGGAACATCGTTTACAGCAAATGCCACTCTCGTTAACGCTGCAGCTATTAACATAACAGGACAAACAAACACTGCTACGTTATTTGTTACTACATCAGCTAATATTGCATCTTCTAACGTAATAGCTAATACTGCTGGAATATTCATTGCTAACTCTACTGGTGTAGTTAATGCTGCTGTGCACTCTGTTGGTACATCATTCATAGCTAATACAACACAAGTAACAATAGCTGGTATACCATTATCTGCTAATGGCGGCGTTGGTACAGCAGGTCAAGTTCTAACGACTAATGGAGCCACAGGCTCTCCTTATTGGACAACCGCTGCAGCAGGAGTAAATACAGCGGCAACATATACCTGGACGAATACTCATACATATCAAAATTCAGTAATATTTAATTCTAATGTTTTATTCAGAAATAACGCTACAACATATGTTGGTAATACTACAGGTAATGGAAGTGTAATAACTCTTTATGTATATCCTGACTCTAATGGTACTCTTTCTTGGGAAGGAAATGCTGGCCAGCTATTCTCAATCACCAACGACCTATCCAATAACCTTTTTGGTGTTAATGATGTTTCTGGTATTCCTTCGTTAGAAATATATGCTAATGGTTTAGTGTCTATCGCACCAATTTCGGGTAATGTTGGTGTGAGAAACACCGCTCCTTCTCACACTATGTCTATTAATGGCGATTTGCTTGTTAATACTGATATTGATATAGGCAACACTTCAGTTAATGCTGTAATTAATTCTACTGCATTTTTAGTTGGTAATGTTACCACCGGAACTGGTGGTTTACAGGCAAATACCACAAGAATACTAATAGGTAACAATTCAATTAATGCTGCTGTTAATACAACAACATTATCTATTGGTGGAACATTAATTGCAAACTCCACTGGACCTTACGGTAAAACAGAAGGTTCTTTGAACGTTAATTCTGCTTTAACAGCTAATAATTCTACTAATCTTGGTGGAACTGCAGCAGCTTCTTATCAACTTAACTCCACTTTGAGCGCGAATATCGCATCATATCTTCCAACGTATACTGGTGTTGTTAACGGGTCATCACATACTGTTGGAACTGCATTTACTGCTAATGCTACCTTAACAAACACAGTATCTCTAGTTGTTTCTACTAATACATCTACATTTGGAACAACTGTTTATATTGTTGCAAATGGTAATGTTGGTATTGGAAACTCTACTCCTGCAGATAAATTAGTCGTTGCTGGTAGTATAATACCAAGTTTAGACAACTCGTATAATCTTGGTTCTGCTTCTTTACGATGGGCAAATCTATATACAGGCGACTTACATCTATCTAATGAAAAAACTATAGGAAATATTATAGACGGAACAACAGGAAACTGGACAATTCAAGAAGGCGAAACAGAGCTTTATATAATAAATAATAAAAATGGTAAGAAGTTTAAGTTTAAATTGGAAGAAATTTAATGACAGTATTAGTAGGTAATTCCACAGTAAATAGTTCTATTGATATATCATTCGCTAGAATTGGTGCGAATTCGACTTTTACAATGCTCACAGCCAATGCTACCGGTATTTACGCTAATTCTACATTAGTAGCCAATTCTATTGGACCTTATGGTAAGACAGAGGGTTCGTTAAATGTTAATAATGCTACCACTGCAACTTCTGCTCCTAACCCTAATGCAATAACATTCAATAACGGAGGAGCTGGCGCTGCTTCAGGTAGCACTTATACAGGCAGTGCAACTTTAACAGTTTCATATAACACTGTTGGCGCCCCTTCAACTTCTGGAACTGGCGCTTCTGGTACTTGGTCTATCAACATTAATGGTTCTGCTGCTTCTGCCACTAACGCTTCTGCCGCCACCAATGCTACTTTTGCAACATCAGCTGGAACTGCTAATACAACTCAAGCATTAACATTTGCTTCTGATGGCACTGGAGCAGCTGCTACCACCACTTTCAATGGAGGAACTGCTAGAACTATCTCTTATAATTCTGTTGGCGCTCCTTCAATCACTGGAACTAATGCTTCTGGTACTTGGTCTATCAATATTAATGGTTCAGCAGCTTCTGCTACCAATGCTTCAGCAGCCACTAATGCTACTACAGCGACCAATCAATCTGGAGGAACAGTTTCTGCAACCACTGGTTCGTTTAGTAGCGATCTTTCGTTTAACTCTGGTTACGGTTCTGCTGCTGTTGCTTATGGTTGTCGTGTATGGATTAGGTTTGTTGTTTCTGCTGGTGTTCCTGCTATTTCCAACGATGGTAATGTTTCAACTATTACTGACAATGGCGTAGGAAACTTTGTTATTAATTTCACTACTGCGCTTGTAGATGCTAACTATGCTGCCGTGGCAAACTATTCAGAAACTAATAGTGCTACAGGTGGCGGCAACGATGGTCAAGCATCGTGTCACACATATGCGACCGGATCTGTGAGAATATATTGCGCCAGAGGTGATGGATCTGCTAATGATCCTGCTCGTTGTAGTTTAATTGTTTGTAGATAAGAAGGTAAAAATGACTATCGCATATACTTGGAAAGTTACTAATGTTAAAGTTACGGAAATAAATAATACACCAAATACAGTTGTTTATACGTATTGGGAAAAAACAGGTAAAGACGAAGAAGGTAATGAAGGAACTTTTTATGGAGGCACTTCGTTTTCTGCTGATAATGTGATAGAAGGATCTAAATTTATTCCTTTTGACGAATTGACTGAATCAGAAGTCATTGAATGGATTAAAGCATCTATCACTAATGGTTACGAACAACATATCAACGAACAAATAGATAAACTTATTTTTGAAAAAAAGAATATATTGGTCGAAAAACCTCTTCCATGGGACCCATCTAATATGGTTTCTAACACAAGTAATATCGTTGAATGATATAAATACACTAAAACGACCATAGGGGAAAGGGAACCATGGCAGATAAAGATTTCGTAGTAAAAAATGGTTTAGTTGTAGGAGCTAATAATACAACTTTTGGAACAGCAGTATCTTTAGTATCCAACGGTAATGTTGGTATTGGTAATTCAACACCAACAACGAAATTACATATTCAAAGAGCTCCTGGCGCTTCTTTTGGTGGTGAAATTTGGTCAAGCGAAGGCGCTTATTGGATCCAATTAAATAGTCGTCAATCAGCAGGCGCATACAGTCCTTTAGTTGCTGCTGGCGACCATGCTTTGATATATTCTGATGGTACATCAGAAACTGGTTCTTTAGTAATTGGTCAATGGTCTAGTAGTGCTAGAGGTATACGTATTGATGCTTCTGGTAATGTTGGTATAGGAACAGCATCACCAGCAGAAAAACTTGATGTTACTGGTAGCATTACTGCCACTGCAAATGTTAGTGCTGCTTCTATAAACGCTTCTACTGGTTTTTATGGCACAGTTCAAACCGCAACACAAGCAACTATCGATCATAACACTCTAGCTAATTATGTAGCAGATAGACATATAGCACACTCTGCAGTTTCTATAACTGCAGGCACAGGTTTATCTGGCGGAGGAACTATTGATGCTTCTAGAACATTAAATGTAACCAATGTTCCTAATTCAGTAACATTCAATAATGGTGGTGTTGGTGCTGTATCAGGAACTACTTTTAATGGTTCTTCTGCTGTAACTATCTCTTATAATTCTATTGGTGCTCCTTCGACCACTGGAACTAATGCATCTGGTACTTGGTCTATCAACATTAATGGTTCTGCTGCCTCTGCTACTAACGCCTCTGCAGCCACTAATGCTAATTTTGCAACATCAGCTGGTTCTGCCACTAATGCCAGTTTTGCAACATCAGCTGGTTCTGCCACTAATGCCAGTTTTGCAACATCAGCTGGGTCGACTTCACAAGCATTAACATTTGCTTCTGATGGTACTGGAGCAGCTGCCACAACCACTTTTAATGGAGGCACTGCTAGAGTTATCTCTTATAATTCTGTTGGCGCTCCTTCAATCACTGGAACTAATGCATCTGGAACTTGGTCTATCAACATCAATGGTTCTTCAGGATCAACAGCTACTGCAACTACTGCAACCAACGTTTCTGGAGGAACAGTTTCTGCAACTACTGGATCTTTCAGTAGCGATCTTTCTTTCAATTCTGGTTATGGTTCAGCTGCTGTTGCTTATGGTTGTCGTTCATGGATAAGGTTTGCAACATCATTAGGCACTCCCTCTATCACCGGTGATGGTAACGTTTCAACTATTACTGATAATGGAACAGGAGCTTTTACTATTAATTTTACTACTGCTCTTGTAGATGCTAATTATGGAGCAGTTGCTAATTATACAGAAACTAATAGTGCTACTGGCGCCAGTAATGACGGCCAAGCATCATGTCATACTCATGCAACAGGTTCTGTGAGAGTGTTTTGCGCTCGAGGTGATGGATCTGCTACAGATCCTGCTCGTTGTACTGTAGTAGTTTATAGATAAAAAAAGGAAATTGAACATGTTAAAAAGAGTTTTATATCCTAATGACAATGGTGGTATTTCTATTTTAATTCCTTCTGAAAATTGCGGTCTTACAATTTTGCAAATGGCTCAAAAAGACGTACCAGCAGGAGTACCATATAAAATCGTAGATATGTCAGAAATTCCAACCGATAGAACATTTCGTGATGCTTGGGAATATGATTTTTCAAATCCTGATGGATATGGAATCGGTCATGATGCATGGTTCGCTCAACAGGAGAAAACTGATGATTAAAATTAATGTAGATAAGGCAAAAGAAATTTGGAAAGATAAATTAAGATCTGCAAGAAAACCAATTCTTGAAAAACTAGACGTTGAATACATTAGATCATTAGAACAAGGTTTAGATGTTTCAGAAATTGTCTCTAAAAAACAAGAGCTTAGAGATATTACAAACGATCCTTTATTACTTGCAGCTAAAACACCAGAAAAGATAAAGTCTTTTTGGCCAGAAATATTAGGATAACAAATGGCAGTCCCAACAACAAGAGCAGAGTTTACTGAAAATTGCCTAAGAAGATTAGGTAAACCAGTCATTGAAATTAACGTCGATGACGATCAAGTATCAGACCGCATTGACGAAGCTCTTCGTTATTACTGGGATTATCATTTTGATGGTTCTGAAAAAACTTATTACAAATACGCCATAACAGAACAAGATAAAACAAACAAATATATCACAATGCCAGAGAATATAATTGGCGTTGTAAATATATTTGATCTTGGTTCTACTCTTGGCGTAAATAACCTATTCAATATTCGTTATCAGATCGCTCTAAACGATCTCTATACATTAACATCTGTGTCAATGGTCCCGTATTATATGGCTATGAATCACGTTCAATTTCTTGAACAGATGCTCGTTGGTAAACAGCCCTTGAGATATAACAGACATACTGATAGATTATATCTAGATATGGATTGGGACAGAATTGCTGCTGGTGAATATATAATTGTTGAAGCATATGAAGTAATTGACCCAGACACATATACTGATGCATGGTCAGATCGTTGGTTGCTTAGATATGGTGCTTGTTTGATTAAGCAACAGTGGGGTCAGAACCTTAAAAAGTTCGAAGGAATGAAACTCCCTGGTGGGTTGACTTTCAATGGTCAAAAAATTTACGACGAAGCCACTGCAGAAAGAGAAGAACTTGAGAAAGAAATGATCTACTCTTATTCTCTCCCAGCTTCAGATATGATCGGCTGAAATATTTATTTCACTAAATACTCTTATATAAAAATAGGAGTATCGTTATGGAAAAATACGGGTTTGTTTATATATGGTATGATCGCAAACATAAGAGATATTATATTGGTTGTCATTGGGGTGCAGAAAATGACGGTTATATATGCTCTTCTTCTAATATGAAATCTGCCTATAATAGAAGACCTCAAGATTTTAAAAGAAAAATATTATCAAGAATTTATACTGATAAAAAAACTTTATTAGAAGAAGAATATAATTGGCTAAAACAAATAAAACAAAGCGAATTAGGAATAAAATATTATAATTTACATAATTATCATTTCAATCATTGGTCTTCAAATACACAAACAGCAAAAACTCTTTCAGAGCGTATTTCTAAAAAAACAAAAGAAGCGATGTATAGGCCAGAAGTTCGCGAAAAATATTTAAACGGTTTAAAAACAAGAAATACGAGATCTTCTGATCCTGAAGTAAGGGAAAAACGTCGCATTTCAATGATAGGTAAAAACGTTGGTAAAGATAATTCCAAAGCAGTAGCTGCTTCAGCCGAATTAAGAAGAGGAAAGTCTTTATCCGAAGAACACAAACAAAAAGTAAAAGATGCAGGTGTTTTTAAAGAACTAAATAGTAAAAAGATTAAATGTTTGTATTGCGATTTTGAAGGAAATGTCGGAAATATAGGAAGATACCACAATGAAAAATGCAAACATAAACCAAAATAGAGGAGGCTAAAATTAGCACCTCATTTTTCTTCAATAACTTCCAAGCATCTCAAGAGCAGCTGCTTCTAGAGAATTTAGTTATTGAATCAATCAAAATATATGGTCACGACGTATATTACATTCCCCGTAAACTGAATAATTACGATGAGGTTTATGGAGCAGACGATGTTTCTTCATATGAAACAGCTTATCCTATTGAGATGTATATTAAGTCAATTGATGGGTTTTCTGGAGATGGAGAATTTCTATCTAAGTTTGGCGTGGAAATACGAAATCAAATTGTATTCTCTGTTGCTCGTAGAATATTCTCAGAAGAAATTTCTCAGTTTACTACTCAAGTTAGACCTAACGAAGGCGATATTATTTGGTTTCCATTAAACCAAAGATTGTTTGTTATTCGCTATGTAAACAAGTATGAAATGTTTTATCAACTTGGTGCTCTTCAAACATGGGAAATGACTTGTGAAGTATTTGAATATGCTGGCGAAAAGTTTAGTACAGGTATTTTTGAGATTGATGAGATACAGACTAAGTATAATACTGACGTATTTAATTGGGCTATCTTGACAGAAGATGGCGATCGTATTATGACTGAAGAAAGTAACTATCTAGTTCTAGAAGCCGCTAAAACTAATACTATAGCTCCTTCTGACAATGATATGATTCAGCAAGAGTCTGATGAATTTGTTGACTGGACAGCACAAAACCCATTCGTAGAGGAGCATATTTAATTGTTCGGAGCTCCATTTTATTTCAGTTTAATTCGTAAATATGTTATTCTTATGGGCACTCTGCTCAACAATATTCGTATCACACGTACGGATAAAAATGGTAATACAATCAATCTTCTTAAAGTTCCAATCACGTATGCCCCTAAAGATAAGATGCTTGCAAGAGTTATGCAAGATCCGGCTCTAGATCGTAATACTGCAACCCTACCATTGCCTATGATCTCATTCGAGATGGGTGAAATTAAATACGATGGAACTAGAAAACTTAATACAGTTGGAAAAAGCACTGTTAAAAGCACAGTAGCTGGTGAAGAAAGTAAGTTTAAATATCAGTATAATCCTGTTCCTTATAATATATCATTTAAGGTATACATATATGCTAAAAACGTTGAAGATGGCACCAAGATTATAGAGCAGATATTACCATATTTTACACCAGATTGGACGACCACTTGTAATCTTATTCCAGAAATGGAAATTGCAATGGATATTCCGATCATTTTAACTAACATAGATTATAGTGATAAATACGATGGTGAGTATAAAGATCGTAGAATGATTATATGGTCTTTAGATTTCTTATTAAAAGGTTATTTTTATGGCCCTGTTAAGAAATCTGCTATCATCAAATTCATTAATGTTAATTTCTATATACCTCCAGTTGCAGATGGTAAACTAGCTGATGCTGTTGGTAACACAGACATTGCAGAAAAGATTACCATACAACCTGGATTAGACGCTAACGGAGCTCCTATAAATTATTACGGATCTCCATTTACTGGTACAGGAACATTGCCCTATACCGAAATAGAAGCTGATGATGATTATGGATTTATTACTATGATTTATAACACTGAAGAAATTGATCAATGAATGAAGAAGAAAATCTGCCTTTAAAATATGAAAATCAAATAGAAAATTTAATAGCAAAGGCTCATGATGATTCTGCTCGTAGCGATTTCGAAGCAGCTAGAGCCAATCTATATGAAGTTATCCAAACAGGCCAAGAAGCAATGGACAAGCTATCAGAAATTGCTGGGCAATCTCAACATCCACGTGCTTTTGAAGTGTTGGCCAAACTTATGGATACTATGGTTAATACTAATAAAGAATTATTGGCGCTTCAAACTAAAATCAGAGAAATAGATTCCTCTGACTCCCCTATAAACGAAAAAGCCCAAACCATCAATAATAATCTTTTTGTAGGATCTACTGCAGAACTTCAAAAAGTTCTTAAAGAAATGAAGAATAATGAGTGATATTGCTGGTTATAAAGGTAATATTCTTCTAAAGAAATCTAATCAAAATATTGAATGGACTCCTGAATTAGTTCAAGAGTATGTTAAATGTTCAGAAGATCCAATATATTTTGCTGAAAATTATATGAAGATTATTACTTTGAACGATGGTCTTCAAAATTTTATTATGTGGGATTATCAGAAGAACATGGTTTCTTCATTTAAAGATAATCGTTATACTATCGTTACAACGGCTCGTCAGGCTGGTAAATCTACTACAACCTGTGCATATATTCTTTGGTATATTATTTTTCATGCTGATAAGACTGTTGCTCTACTGGCCAATAAGGGGGATACTGCTAGAGAAATTCTTGGGCGTGTTCAGCTTGCTTATCAGCATCTTCCAAAATGGTTACAACAGGGTGTTGTAGAATGGAATAAAGGGTCATTCGTTCTAGAAAATAACAGTCGTGTTTTGGCCGCTGCTACTTCTGCTTCTGCTATCCGTGGTTATACCATCAATCTCCTATTCATCGATGAGGCGGCTCACATTGACGGTTGGGACGAATTCTTTACTTCAGTCTACCCAACTATTTCATCAGGTACAGATTCTAAAATTATTTTAGTTTCTACTCCTAACGGATTAAACCATTTCTATGCTACTTGGATCAACGCTATTGAAAATAGGAATGGTTATAACGCTATTCAGGTAAACTGGAGAGACGTTCCAGGCAGAGATGATAAGTGGAAACAAGACACTCTTGCTGGTATGAACTTTGATATCGAAAAGTTTAATCAGGAAATGGAGTGTGAGTTCCTTGGTTCGTCAGGAACTCTAATAGCTGGTTGGAAGTTAAAAGAACTAGTTCATCAGGCTCCAATAGTTGAAAAAGAAGGTCTTATTCAATACAAACCTCCTGAAGAAAATCATGTATACATGATGGTATGTGACGTTTCTAGAGGTAAGGGATTAGATTATTCTGCCTTTCAACTAGTTGATGTCAGCAAAATGCCTTATCAACAGGTAGCTGTATATAGAAATAATGCTGTAACTCCGGTTGATTACGCCGAAGTTATTCATAGGGTAGCTAGAGCTTATAATAACGCCTCTGTCCTTGTAGAGGTCAATGATATTGGCGAACAGGTTTCTCATACACTACATTATGACTTTGCCTATGAGAATGTGTTGTTCACTGAAAACGCTGGACGCTCAGGCAAACGTATCACCCAAGGATTCGGTGGAGCTTCTGGGGTAGATAAGGGAATTAGAACAACTAAAATTGTCAAATCAATAGGATGTTCTATTTTAAAACTTTTGATCGAAGGAAATCAATTTATTGTTAACGATTTCCACACTATCAACGAATTATCAACGTTTTCAAAAAAGGGGAGTTCATACGAAGCTGAGCCAGGTAAACATGATGACTTAGTAATGTGTTTGGTTTTGTTTGCTTGGTTATCCGAGCAACAATATTTTAAAGAGTATACAGATATTAATACTCTAATGTCGCTGCGAGAAAAGACGGAAGAGGATATGGAACAAGACCTTTCTCCGTTTGGGTTTGTGGAAACTGGTAGGGATGATTTTTATGCGGAAGACTACGAACAATTCGTAGGGGACGCCTGGATGTGGAACCAACCGATAGACTTCTAAAAAACCCAATTTTATAAATATATCAAGTAAATCACGAATGTTCTCGCACGAAGGGAGAAAAAAATGGCATTTCAATTAAGCCCAGGTGTAAATGTATCTGAAATTGATCTTACTACGATCGTACCTGCCGTAGCCACTAATGATGGCGCTTTTGCAGGCGTTTTTCGTTGGGGTCCAATTGAGGAAAGAGTATTTATTTCCAACGAAGATCAGCTTGTAAGAAGATTTGCTAAGCCAACTAATTTTAACGCTGAAACTTGGTTTACTGCTGCAAACTTCTTGTCATATACCAATCGTCTATATGTTTCCCGTGCCGCTCATACTACTGGAGCTACTCCTACAGTTTCAGGTAATACTACAGGCGGAAATAACGTTGTTTTAATTTCAAACACATCAGCTATTACAGTTGGAATGTATTTGACTCAGTGTTCAAACGCCTCTATTACTTTTGGTAATAGTTCTGTTAATACTGCAACTCTTTCTAGAATATCAGTTCTTTCTAAGAACTCTTCTTCTATTACTCTTTCTTCAAATACAACTGCTTCTCAGAGTAACGTTTCTTTCTATTTTGCTCGTCCAGAAACAGCTTACAACGCTCTAGGATTTGATGGCGCCAATAATGATGCTAAGGCTGCAAATCTAGTAAACCAGATTGTAAAGAACGAAAATCACTATATCGAAAAAGATGGAACTTTCGATACAGACGTTATCTATATTGCAAAATATCCAGGGGATATTGGCAATTCGCTAAGAGTTTCTGTTTGTGATAACAGCAATAGTTTTGCTTCTAACGTTTCTTTGGTTACTGCTAATTCTATAACAAATGCTGCTGCTGAATTCAGATTTGGTTCTAACGCAGTATCAATACATTTCCCTGCTGCAGCTAACACTACTGCTTCTTCAAATACATCAGATCTAATTGCTATTGGCGACCAGATTCTTGCTGGTAATAGCACTATTGGTCTTCAGTATATGCAGGTTAAAACTGTTTCTGTTCAGAACAACTATTCTTGGAACGGTAACGTTACTGCTAATGCTACAGTAAACGCTGCAGCTAACGTTGATGTTAATCTTAACTTTATCAGAACTGGTAACTCTATTTTCACTAACGGTGAAGTTGTAACTTACGTATCAAGTAATGTCAGTGGCGATCTTGGTGGTATAACTAGTGGAAATAGATATTACATCACAGAAGCAAACTCTACAGGATTTAAGTTAGCATCTGATCCATTTGGTTCAGAAATTGATATCTCTCTAAACTTTGACCCAAATCCAAAGTTTATTGCTAACTCTTCAGTAGTAAAGATACAGTTTGAAGATCCTTATAGACTACGTTCACCATTTGTCACTCAGACTCTAGAACGTAATTGGGAATTCTTCAATGTGGTCGACACTGCTCCAGGTCAGTCAAACTATCAGCTTTACAATGGTAATACTTCAGCTAACGATGAATTGCATGTTGTTGTAGTTGACGATAGAGGAGATTTCACTGGAACTCCTGGAACTGTTCTTGAAGTATTCAAGGGAGTTTCTAGAGCAACAGACGCTACTACTCTAGATGGAACAGATAATTACTACAAGAACGTAATTAATAAAACTTCTCAGTATATTTGGTGGGCTGCTGATCGTTCAACCGCTCTTTCAAATAATGCTCTTAATCTA